AGCCGGCCTTCAAGACCGATGCGCCCAGAATGCTGGACTGGGGCGGGGCGCTCACGCCGCCGAACGGCGGCGCGACGCAGACGCTCCAGCGCCTGGGCACCAGGCATTCGCTCGGCATCACGCTGCCGACGATGCGCACCGAGCCGTTCGGCCGCGTCTGGTCGGCCAAGCTGCGCATGGCGAAGCTCTATGGCGCGATGGTCTACTTCCCGCAGGACGGGCTCGACATTCGTGCGCCGGGTCACCCGGTGGTGGACGGTGCCGGCCAGTCGGGCACCACGCTCCGGATTCGTAGCTTTCGGCCGAACTACGTCGTGCGGTTCGGCCAGGCGTTCAGCATCGTCCATGCCGGCCGGCGGTTCCTCTACTTCGCGGCCGAGCAGGTGCGGGCGGACGGGCAGGGCCGGATCACGCTGCCGATCTTCCCGATGCTCCGCGCCTTCCCCGACGATGGCGCGACGTGCGAATTTGCACGGCCGATCCTGCAGGGGAGCATCAAGGGCAACGAAGTCGCCTGGACGCGGCTGAGCGCGCCGTTCTCCGACTTCGGCTCCATCACCATCACCGAAGACGAATAGCGCGTGGCCCAGCTGTCCCCGCAACTCGCCGCGGCGCTCCGCGGCGAGCGACCGCTGCTGTTTGGCTCGGTCGAGATCAACCTGCCGGGCTACGACCTGCTGCTGCTCGACGGCGCCGGCGAGCTGATGGTCGGCAACCGCAAGTTCGTCGGGCGAGATCCGGTCTACGGCGTGCTGAACAGCATCAAGGGCCTGGCCGACAGCATGGGCGATTCCGCGCCGGCGGTAACGCTGGGGCTGCTGCCGTCCGGCGACGGCGCACTGGCGAAGCTGGTCGATCCGGCCGTGCAGGGCTCGCCCGTCACCATCGCGATCGGGTGCGTCGACATTGCCACCGGTCTCGCGGTGCCGAACCCCTACGTGCTGTTCGCCGGCGAGCTGGACGTGCCCACGATCACCTGGGGCGCGAACAGCCGGCGCCTCGATTACCGCGTCGGCAGCGTCGCCGAGCGACTGTTCGCCGTCGACGAGGGGCGGGCCCTTTCCAACGCCTTCCACCAGCATGTGTGGCCCGGCGAGCTTGGCCTCGAGTTCGTGACCGGCGTCGAGGAGTGGGTCCCCTGGGGCCAGAAGATCGACATGACCGCCATCCAGACCCGCAGCAACCTGCCTGGGTTTGGCGCAACCAGAAAGCGCACCTGATGACCGCACTGATCGCGCGGCGGGATGCCGCGCAGGCCACCCTCGACCGGTTCGGCGACGTGCCCTTCGCTTGGGGGCGCTCGGACTGCGCAAAGATGGTGGCGCACCTGGTCCGCCAGCACGGGCACCAGACCGACCTCGCGAAGGCGGGCGGGTACAAGACCCTGCTGGGTGCCAAGCGTGCGCTGACGCGCCTGGGTGTTGCCTCGGTCGCCGAGCTGCTCGACCAGCGTTATCCGCGCATCGCGCCGGCGGAAGCGATCGTCGGCGACATCATCGCGCTGCCTTCTGCAGGCGACCTCGATGCGCTGGCGATCTGCCTGGGGAACGGCAACGCGATTGCGTACCATGAGAGCGTCGCCGGCGCCGTGGTCGTCCGGCCGGTCGAGATGGTCGCCGCCTGGAGCGTCGCACCGTGAAGACGATGCGGACCGCCGCGATCGTCGTCGGCGCGATCGGTCTTGCCTGGACCGGGGCGGGTCTGCTCGCCGGCGGTGGGCTCCTGGCAGGCATCAGCAGCCTGTCGACGATCGCGTCGCTCGGCACGGGCATAAGCTCGGGCGTGTTCTCGGCCGCGCTGACCGGCGCGGCGCTGACCACCGGCCTGGGCATCGTTCAGGGCGTGCTGCCCGAGCCGTCGCAGGGCGGATCGCAGACGAAGTGGAAGGCGGATCTCTACGCCGGCCTGCCGTACGTGATGGGGCGCACGCTGGCGTCGGGGAACATCGTCTATCGGCGCGGCCACGGCAAAAACAACGAGCTCGAAACCTTCGTCACCGTTCCCAGCATTGGGCCGATCCAGTCGATCGACACGACGTTTCTCAACCGCACGACGGTCTCGTTCGACGGCACCGGCAACGCGATCGGCACGTACGACACGACGTCTGGCAGCGGGTCCAGCTGGGCGCCTGTCCTGAAGCGTCGGCGCTCGTGCCGCCGCGCGGAGCGCCCCCGGGATGGACGCCGGCGCACAAGCTGTCCGGCCTCTGCGCCATCATGAACACCTTTCTCTACGACGCGAAGGGGAAGAACACGCTGACGACCGAGCCCACGCCGGCGTGGATCGGCCATTGGGTGAAGGTCTGGGATCCAGTCCAGGACTCGACCTATCTCGGCGGATCCGGGCCGTGCCGTGCGCTGCAGGAGGATACCTATGTCTGGTCGGACGACCCGCACCTGCACGGGCTGACCTGGGCGCTCGGCCGCTGGCAGAACGGGAAGCGCGTCGCCGGCATCGGTGCGCCGCTCGCCTCGATCGACGTCGCGAGCTTCGTGGAGGGGCGCAACCTCAACAAGGCGCGCGGGTGGAAGCTCGGCGGCCAGGTGACCACCCGGCCTGACACGCCCTGGAACAGCCTGAAGGCGATGCTGCAGGCGGGCGGCGCCAAGCCGGTGTTCGTTGGCGGGATCATCTCGTGCGTGAACCAGGCGCCGCGCGTCAGCCTCGCCACGATCACGCACGCGGACATCGTCGGCGAGAGCACCTTCTCGGGCACGCAGCCGCGGCGCTCGCGGATCAACGGGATCATTCCGTCCTATCGCTCTGAGGCGCACGACTGGGAGACGGTGCCGGCGGCGATCGTCACCGTTCCCAAGTGGGTCGCGATGGACGGCGACGAGCGCACCCGCTCGGTCACCTATCCGCTGGTGCAGGACGTCCACCAGGTCGCGCAGCTCGCCGCTTATGACATCTGCGACGCACGCGAAGCGGGCCCTGGCACCGTCCCGCTCAAGCCGTGGTGGTTCAACTACAGGATCGGCGACTGCGTGACCTTCTCGCCGGAGGATGGCTGGTCGGTGAAGGTACTGATCACCGGGCGGACGCCGAATCCGGAGAACGGCACCGTCAGCTACGAAATTCAGTCGGAGACCGACGACAAGCATCCGTTTGCGCTGGGACTGACCGGTACCGCGCCGCCGACGGCCGGCATCCGCTACGACGGCTTCGTCGCGGCGCCGGCACCGAGCGACTGGGCGATCACGGCCGCCGCGCTGCAGGGCAACGGATCCTCGCAGCCGGCGCTGGTGATCGAGGGTAACGTCGAGAACCCGTCGGCCGACGCCGTGCTATTCGCCGTGCGCGGCTTCGACCAGGCGCAGGGCGACGACGATGGCTGGACTGCGCTGGGGCAGGATGGCGCAACGACGGTCCGCAAGGTGGTGACGGAGGTTGCCGCCGGCGGCGAGTATGAGATCTCGATCCAATACCGCGTTCGCGGCGTCGTCGGCGAGCGCCTGATCCTGGGCCCGGTGACCGCCGGCGCGCTCAGCATCGCCGGCACGCTGCAGATGGCAGTCTCCGGCAGCTGGATCGTTGAGGTCACCGCCGGGATCGGCGTGGTCGCGGCGAGCAGCGACGGCACCATCACGATCGACAGCAACACCCGCCGCTACAACGACGGCCATCCGGACGTGGAGGTCCAAGGGGCGACGATCGCCTCCGGACTGGCACCGGGTTCGACCTACTCGCTGGCCTATGACGACCCGGCACGGGTCGGCGGCGCGGTCGCGTATGCGCTCTACGCCGACGACAACGATGCTCACGCGAGCGCCGAGCATCCTGGCCGCCATTACCTGGGCTATGTCACGATCCCGGCGACCGGGACCTCGACCGGTGGCGGCGGTGGGGTCGGCGGCGGCCGCGCCAACTGCGTGGTCGACACGACCATGATCCTGATGGCCAACGAGGACCGCACCGGGCCTGGCGTCGAGAAGATGGCGCGCGACCTGGTCGCCGGCGATTGGGTCTGGACCCGGCGCGAGGTGACCTTCGCCTGGGGCGCCTATCAGGTCAGCGACATCAGCTTTGCCGACGAGGAGGTCCTCGCCTCCACCGCGTATCCGCGCGCGACGGCAGACCACCGCTTCCGGATCGAGGATCGCTGGGTCCGGATGTCCCAGATCGGCACCGCCGATGGCCGCGCGACCGTCGCGCGAATCACCGTCGCCGAGGGCCGGACGATCGTCACCGACGGGGTGCTCTCGCACAACATCAAGATGGAGCAGTCGGTGCCGGAGACGGCCTGAGACTGCTCGACCAAGGGGAACATCGATGGCAACTGCAGCCCGCTGGGACATCGCGTCCTGGCGCAATGAAGCACGCACCTTCACGATCCTGGTGCGCGGCCTCGACCTGACCGGCGTTACCCTGCGACAGCAGGTCCGCGATGCGCCCGATACGCCAGGCGAGCCGATCATCGCGCTCGAAACGGTGACCGACCCGGCGGCCGAAGGGCTCCGGCTCGAGAGTGTCACGATCGAGGAGGGTGTGCCCGTTAGCCGGATCGTGGGGCGATACGACGCCGAGACCATGCGGGACAACCTGCCGTATGGGGCGGAGATCGGGCAGGACTACCGCCTCAGCCATGCCATCCAGATCGATGGCGTCACGCGGCTGTACGGCGATTGGTGGGCCCGTGCGACGCCGATGGACAGCAACAACGCCGATACGAACGGCGATCCGGGATATGGGCGTGCCTCGCGATCGTCGGACGTGGTGAGCGGCGCTACGCTGACGATCGCAAGCGACGATGTCGCAACGCTGGCTATCGATGGCGCGGAGCTGATCGCAGGCGAGGTGCAGGGAGCGAAGACGGCGCGCGTTGAGGCGGCCGCGGACGCTGCCAGGGCGAAGTCGGAAGCGGATGCCGCCAAGCTGGCGCGGGATGCATCCGCTGCCGCAGGCCGCTACTTCACGAGCCGCGTCCTTGGTGAAAGCGGCAGCGCGACCAACCAGTTCTTCTCGACCGACGACGGCGCCGGAAACCTCATCTACTACAAGAAGACGTCTGGTGGCTCGACGGAGGTCGGGCGGGCCCTAACCCCGGCCGCGCTCAGTGCCGCGGACGGCGCTAAACTGGTCGGCTATGGTGTGCGCACGACCGGCGCTAAGCTCGATGAGCGCGTTTCCCTCCTAGACTTTCGCTTCGCGCCAGATGCCGACGACAGCGCCGCGCTCGCGCGTGCGAAGCTTGCCGCGGTGGCGAGGCTCTACCTTCCCGCCGGGAAGGGCCTCGGCCTCAACGGCGCATACCGGTTTGTCTATCAGCCGGTGGTAGGGGGTGTACCGCAGCCCGGAAACCTGTGGTCGAACCTGGTGCTTGAGGGTGATGGCATCGGACGGACTCGTGTCGAGCGCACCTCGACCATTGGCTTCGTCATCGACAGCCTCAACCCCAACCCCCTGATGAACATCCGCAATGTCGTGCTGCGTGGCATCGAGATCTTCGCAGACGATACGCTGCCCTTCAGCGAGGGCGACCACCTGGTCGCTTTTTCGGGCGTCACGAACGTCCTGATCGAGCAATGTGCATTTACGGGTTTCCGCGGTGACGGCTTCTACCTTGGATCGTCGTACGCGGGTGGTCTAGAGCGGCACAACCAAGGCGTCACGTTCCGCAAGTGCATCTTCAACGGCGTTGATAACGAGAACC